GATAATGCATTTACCCCAGCATCGATTCCATTTTTGCTAAGAGATTTAAATGATAGAGCTTCTTTTACTTTACCGAATATACCGATAAATCCTTTAAGCGGATTTTCGCCGCGTCTGACAGCAGCTATCATGTTGGCCAATCCGCCAGCTAATCCAGAAAAGAAACCAACAATTCTGGTCATATTAGATGACGCACCAACATCAGAAAGTTTACCTAACTGATCGGTTACTTTTTCTAAAGCTCCTCCAGCAAGATCTTTAAGAACACCCATCAAATCTGATAACTGTTCTTTAAGTAAAGCAAAACCTTCGGATTCTGAGAATTGAGAAAAGAATTCTTTTATGGCATCTACAAAACCAACAATAACAGTTTTTACAGTAGATATTCCGGTGGATAAAACATTGATGAATGATTCGATACCCTTATGATTTTCAAGCCATTTAGCTCTTTTCTCGCCATCAACTAATATTTTGCTAAATTCATTAAATCTTCTAGATGCGGCTAGAATCTTTTCTGTTAAACTCGCAAAACCGTTAGCTCCAATTTTCACCCCTGGTGTTATTGCCTTTTTAAACGCTAAACCGATTGCGGTTAATATTCTAGTAACACCTTCTAAAGTAAGTTTTGCAGACGCGACAATATTAACAAAACTTTTAACCAAAGCGATCATAGTAGGATATTTTTGAATCTGCTTCTCATTTGCATTATCTGCCTTATTAGCAGTATCATCGAGAGCTTTATTTTTATCCTCGTAATCGCTAATTAATTGTTTTTCAATTTTATCCCATTTAAAACCATCTTTATAAAATTGATTGATTATGGCCTGGGTACCTTTATAACTAATCCCTAATTGCTCAAGAGAATTTTTACGACGCGCACCATTACCGTATGTGCCTTTATACCAAATATCCCTAGCTGCCTGATATTCTTTATTTAAAGCTAATATCTGTTTTCCAGTTTTTTCAGAGCTATTTTGAACTTTTTCGTTTGCGCCTTCGACGCCTTTTGCAGCATCTTCTGCAGCTTTAGCAAAACCGTGGAATAAATCTTCTGGTTTAGCTCCTATCGCTTTGCCTAGCGGATTTATTATACCTTCACCGATAAAATCTGATACTTTAGTCGAAAATTTATTTATTTTAGAAGTAAATGGTTCTATAAAATCTTCAAATCTTTTTAATACTGGTAAAAGATAATTGAATATTTTAGTAAGATTTTGAAGTTTCGTAGCTTCTACTTGAGCGCCCATTCTGCTGAATGCAGCTTTAACATTCGCTAGCGAACCCTCAAATGTCTCATTAGCTCCTGCTGCAGTATCGAAGAAATGAAGCATCGAATCCGACATTATATCGAAACTGATAGCACCGGCAGAAACCATCTCACGAACATCAGCTTCAGTAACCTCTGCGTGCTCTTTTATTTCTTTCATCTTGGTAGATTGTTTTCCAAGAGCTATCGCATTATCAAGAGCTTGATCTTTTACCTTCGCATTTTTATTAAGATAATTGGCTATTTCTACAGCAGCATTAAACCCTTTATTGGATAATTGATTGAGTTCGTCACCCATCATTCTTCCTTGGCCAGCAACTTTAGTAAATATATATGCGATTTCATTATATTCTGAACTAGTTACCGCCGCTACACCAGAAATAGCTTTTAATCTATCAGCTAGTTCATTTGTATCTTTAATTCCAGATGCTATCAAAGTAGCAGCTGCTTTTGCCGCTTCGTCCAAGCCATATCGAGTGTCATTTACAGATGCTAGAACAGCACCCTTAACACCCTCAAAAGCCCCAGTATATTTATCAAATGTCCCTTGGAATTCAACACCAAGACCTTTCATCAAATAAGTTGCTTGTTCGATATTAAGAGCTCGTTTCCAACCACCTTGAATCATCTGTCTTGGGACAGTGGTTACTATATTACTTACTGAAGACATAGCTGCCGATGTTAATTTGTTAATCGCGGCCATACCAACGATTCCCATATTACTAAATCGGCTATTGATCGTATCTATAGCTTTACCTAATCCACTAAGGTTGATTGAATTAGCGGCTTTTCCCAAACCACCAAGCGATTCCCCACTTGTTTTATCTACAGAATTTTTAAGCTTATCCAGAGTATCCATACTCTGCTTTGTGTTCTTCTCGAAATCAGAGTTGTCAAATCGTAGGATGACAACATTATCGTCTAATACATTAGGCATTACGATTTAACCTCCTTCTGAATAAGCTGTAATATTTCATCAAAGACCGGCTGTAGTGCAGGATTGATATAGTCTCTACCCTGTACATAACCGCCGGTTCCAGTTCCATGCCCCTGCTGCAAAATTATTGCAATTGGAACACCTTTATTAACATGTGAATTTTTCCAACGAATCGTAAGGCTGTCCGCTGTTTCTTCTATTTCGCTATACCATGATTGAGCTGTGAATCCAGTATCAATCGGTGTATATTTAGCTAATGCATCTGTGCCTCTTTCAGCATAAGCCATGACTTTAGAAAGAAACTCCTTATGATTCATTTTTTCAAGATAACGACTTGTATTTGTGAAATCACCCTTAACTGTTACCTTGAGCATTTATTAACCTCTTGTATTGTATTTTCTTTTACGTTCCTCATTTAAAGCCTGATTTCTGGTTAATATTTCTCTTCTAGACATTTTTCGTCCAGGATTATTCTTAATGTTGCAGACTTTAATCAAAGCTATAAGTCTATTAAAATGCCATTTTTGACACTCCATAGGAACATTCAATGAAATCATCCAATAATACACAATTTCAGCAGTGATAATACTCGGTCCGGACGGACGCTCATCTCTTTCTGAAAAATACGTTGCAGTCATCGGATCATTTATATATCGATTAATCGACTCGAGAGCTTCTCGATTTAGAGATCTATATATAAGTGGGTTAACGTTTTTTGTTATCGTCATACACTTTATATAATCTATAGTTTCCTCGTAAGTTTTGTTTTTAGTTGAAAGATAAGATTTCTTCCATTTTGATTCCCATTTAGCAATGGATACGAGGGAATGCTCTAAAACCAAAGTTTGCTCTTTGATTTGTATGAATTCATTCTTTTGTTCATCATATAGCTCTGTTTCAGGAACTAATATAGTTAACATTATTCTGTTTCTACGACGGAAAGCTCATTGGAATTTTCCACTGACATATCATGAGGGATTATGCCATTAACGAAATCCGCTGCAATCTTGTCATCAGTTGCCAAATCAACATATAACTGAGAAAATGCTTCTGTCTGAGAGAATTCTTCTCTAAGCTTATCGTTCTTGATGAATCTCTTTCCATCTGGTGATTTCTCACCGTAAGACATGAGGATTATCTGTTTAAAGTATTTGCTGAGAGCCGGCATGTCCTGAGCAGCAACGATTTTCTCGATCATCTGCTGTAATCCGCCCTCAGTTGAAAGTTCCATTTCAAGAATCTCAGCTTTTGTGAGATTGAAATAGAAATCCTCGGTTCTTTCTACACCGTTATAATCTGTGTAAGTAATTGTCTTTTTAAGCATAATTCGCTCCTTTCTTAAATAAAAAGAGGAGGCCTGGTAATCAGGCCGTCCTCAAAATTTATTAAATATTATTCACCATCTGTGGTTGTGAGACCAAGAAGAGAAAATACTCTATCCGGAAGAGGAAGCTGTGGTTCTGCTGATTCAGTACCATAAAGTTCATCTTCAAGATCCTTAAGTTTAGCTTTAGCTTCTGGAGTTGTGAAGTATGTTGAATCTACTGTGATCAGAGCAGTAGGTTTATGACCAGTAACATTTACTGGAGTTGTCTTGATTTCCCATGAGAAAGTGATAGCTTCTGGAGAATCATTGATTGTTCCATAAGCCTTCTCAGAAGGTGAAGCCTGACAGCCATAAACGATGTGAATCTTATATCCGTGGTCGGTTCCTTCAGTATCATTACCGATCTTTGTCTGATATGAGAAACCAAATACCTTTCTTCCCTGCTGACCGATGTAAACACCATCACCAATCTCAGCCGATCCATCGCATTCTGCAAATTCCTTAGGATATGTAAACGCTTCGATTGTAGCACCAAATTCTTCAGCTGAAATCAGGTTCAGATACTTGATATCGTCAGCATACTGAGCGCTTGATTCTGCACCTGAAGGAGACTCATTTACATTTACAAGGCCGTTCCAAGGAACACCAAGAGGATATGTACCATTTGCTCCTACAGGATAAAGTACACCCTTCTCGACACCAGTTTCATACAGACGCTTTCCGGTTTCGTCCCATACAATTTTTGCCATTATTATTCCTCCAATTAATAGTATAACGTTATCACATCATGATTAAGATTGTCAGATGTGAAATGTCTGTTAAAATTTGAATATTGAAAATGCTCAAGAATGTTATGCGTTAATTCACTATCCGGATTTCGGTATATTAAAGTCAACTCATAGCAATTCGTAAGCGTGTAATTTGTGTTATCTGCATGCCGATTCCATATATCTTTTCTGTTATACACTATGCAATCATAGGATAATTTTTTAGATTCTGGAGGTTGAAAATACACATTTCTACTACCAAGTATTTCTTCCAACTCAGCTTGCAGATTTAGTCTGCTGCCCATTATATTTACCTCCGACTAAGAATTAGAGCTAGTTTGTCCATTATAAACTTCCCCAACACTAAGAACTAGTCGAGGATATTGAACATCCACCGCCGTAACTCTCCAAAAAGAGTCCATGACTTCGACATATCTTATATATTGGAAATTTTGTAAAGCGTATGGATCGCAGACTATGCTGATTTCATTCTGGAGTGTTATATTATCATTCAGAGTCTGAGAGTTCTCAAATCTCTTATGATTTCTGGTTAAATCTCCAAAATATTCTCGCTCCACATATTCGTCAGTCCATACGCCCGGCGAAGTTTCTTCAGTTACAATGTAACCTACTTTTCCGTACCACTTTGCCATTTTACAAAAATCCCTTCATTTTGATTTAGTTATGCAGTAACATCTTCCTCAATAGCGATAGCTGACCAAACTCTAGTCAGAGCTCCTGAGCATCTAGTCTCAAGCAGTGACTTCTGCTGGTTGAAGTCAATATCGAACTGAGTGAAGTGAGTAATTTCTCCGCCCTTAGTTGCGCCAAGTGAATAATCGCTCAGGTTACCGATCAGAGCCAGCAGCTTCTTAGTCTTTGCTTCTGCTCCTTCGCCTTCAGTCCTAGTCTTATTCAGCATCTGCTCAACAGTGTAAACATTACCTACATTGAATGCGGAAGCCAGTTCAGCCTTTGAACTGTAGATTCTTCTGCCGTTTCTATCACGAGCCAGAAGCATTACATTCAGTTCATGTGGGTGAATAAACATGTCCGGAGTACCAGAGCCCTTGTACTGCTCTCTTGAATACAGACAAGCATTGATCATGGCTTCAGCTCTTACATAGTTATCGCCGAAGTACTGGCTTGTATCTGTTCCCTGAAGTTCATTCTTTGCTGCTTCAAGATCGATATCATAGTGAATTGTGTACAGATTGTCGTCTGTCCAGATAGGTCTGATGTGCTCTGGGAAGATCTTATCTGGGGATGCATCATCTCTGCCATCACCAAACAGAATAGCTGTTGCCAGTTCTTCATTCAGCTGCATTCTATCGATATTGTAGAGATACTGAACATAATCGAAATCGGTAATATCGATGATGTCATCTCTGTGCAGAGCGCTCTTTACATAAATAGTCTGAGGGTCAGTAGTTCTTCTTACCAGCTTGAAGTTTCCAGTCTGAGACTTCTGCTTACCCTTCTGATATCCTCTACCTCTGAGAGAATCCATTGAACCTTCGATATTTCTAATATCAACCTGTCCAGTTCTGATTCTGCTGATAGGGCTCTTGTGGACCTTAGCGAGAACTACGGAGATCCAACCCTGGTCATTTGTGATGAGCTCCGGGGCGCCAGGTCTAACATCCTTATATTCTGGGAACAGAGCTTCAACAGTCAGATCTCCAGTCTGTGCAGGAGTCTGAATGAAACCTGAACTTACAGCATCATGCTGCAGATTCATTCCGTTTTCTTCAGCAAAGATATCCAGAGCAGTCTGGAATGATCCTACCTGTGGGGTCTTAGCCAGCTCAACGATGTTCATCATATCATCGTGGCTCAGTACATTGCTTCTTCTTGATTCTTCATCAAACACATTATATGCCATTTCTTCTCTTTCTCCTTCTTCAGAGTGTTCAACTTCTTCGTTATCTTCTTCGTCGTCAGCTTCTCCATTATCATCGAGAGCTTCTCCAACCATATAGTACAGAACTTCCTTTTGTTCATCGGTCATTGAATCGATAACGTCCTTAACTGTCTTTTCTTTGTTTTCAGCCATATCTTCTTTTTCCTCTTTTTCTTCTGGCTCGGCATGTTCAAGTTCTTCTGTTTCTTCTTCTGGTTCTTCTATTTCTTCAGAAACTTCTTCAGAATGAACAAGTTCAATCTCCTCACCACTATAAATAACAGCTTCGAAAGGATCATTGTCGTCGCCATGCTCAATATAAGGAACATCGATAAATGCTCCAATATTAGCTCCGGCAAGAACAAGACTTACTTCTTTAATGTCGCCATGAAGAACGTCTCCGCCTTTCTGCTTAAGCTTATTTGCGTAAATCGAAAGGCTTGTTACGTCTCGATTCATGACGGCGGATTTAGCGTGCTGCGCTTTTTCAGTATCATTAAACTTACCATAAGCGCGAACACCTTCAGGCTTGTTAACTAACAGAGCATGTCCAAGAACGTTCGTAGGATCGTCATGAACATGACCCCATACAAGAGGGACTATCTGGCCATCATTGTCTTTGAATGCGTCCTGTCGAATAGTTCTTCCGTCAGTGCATCTGATGTCGTTTTTAGTAGCCCAGCCACTAAAATCATAATTTTCTACCATTTTGATTTCCTCTCATAAAACTATAAATTGTTTATAAACTCATCGACATTGCTTCCACCTTCTTCAGATCCACCACCTTCTTGCTGCATCTGTTCGCTGCTCTGACTGATATTTCTGTTTCTCAACTCATCAGCCTGTGGGTCTTCAGCAGGTTTCCAACCGATAATAGATCTGACTTCATTAGGTGAAGCGATCTCGTTTCGAGTAAGTTTATCCGATATGTCCGCAAGTTCCTGAACAGGAACAAGCCTGAACGGATCTCTGAAGAACATAATCGATTGATGCTGAGTTCTTGCAGTCTTCGACAGGAACTTTCGTCTCATTTCTAAAACAATCGCACTGAGTATAGGCTCAATAGTACGATTGTAATAGTTCAACATTGTTTTCTCGTCTGCTGTCCCTTTGAAAATTTCTTCAGTCATTCCTAACTGGCCGTATAGCATACTCGTTAGATACTCAATAGTTTTCAGCAGGTTATTCTCAGCTGGACGATTCAATTGTGTGATTCGTTCTGTTCCGTCAGTGTAAGCAATTCCATATTTGGAACCAGCTAACTGCATCTCGATATCTTTTCGACGATTCTCGGCTTGCTGTCTTCGAGATTCTGTCTTAATGACGTACGGGAGCTGAATAATCAAATCAAGCTTCCCAGATCCACTCTGTTCGTCAATAACATCGAGTAAATTCAGCTTACGTATTAAACGCTGTAATGTTGAGTTTGGCTCGTTCATCACAGCGTAAAGTGGATTCTCTATTATAGCTACATTTTTCTTTGGAAGAATTACTTCCTGGTGTCTCCCTATGTCTTCGTTATATAAATCTACTTTTACAGCATTAGGGAACCACTGAGTCACTCTTCCAGTTCGTAATGCGCCTATCTCATAAGATTCGGTACTGCTAGGATCCACACTTGCTTTGGTGATTACTAAAGCAACATGTCCTTCATCCAGCATAGACATTACAGCATCTTGTATAAACGATCGCCCCGTCTGATCGATATTAGCTTCAACTGTGAGAATATCATTTAGCGACGATTTCATATCCTCTAAATAACGATTATTTTCATCCATTTTGATGTGGCGAATATCAATCGCTGCACAGTCAATAGCTATTCGGTTATACACCGAAGTGACGATAGATCGCTCGTTTCCTCGATGCAATCTTATACGATCTGGCTTGTAAGATGACGCTGATCCGAAAGATAAATTATATTCCTCGGTCGGATCTCTGGACGTGAATGCATTCCAAGCACTTCTGATGCGTCTTGTTATTTCTGGCATTTGCTACCTCCATTAGTTAATTTATATTTCGGATTATTTCTTTTTCTTCTTAACCGAATATTTTGTAGTAACCATCTGTCTTGGGTTTTCTCCACCGTAATCAGGATCTCCATATCTGGATTTTGCAATCGAATCTGAGGCAGCATAATAACCCAACGCAGTTCCCGCACGAAGAATTCTAGTCGGAACAAGAGCTCTGTCGGCAATAAGCACAGCAACATCACGTTTCATCTCTGTATTTCTAAGATATTTCGACTCTGAAACGTTATAATGTTTTTTGGAAAACGCTTCACCAGCGGTTTTCTTAGCGTTCACTTTTGCTTGCGACGCTAACTTTTTATATTCTTTAGCTTCTTTTTTTAATTCTTTACTTTTCTTACTATTACCTTTTTCAGATAAAGTTTTGGCTTTATATTCTTTCTTCATAGCTTTTGCTCGTCCGGCAGAAGAAAGTTTCTCTAATTTATTTGCTTTTTTCTGATATTGTCCAGGAGATGACACTACTTTTGAAGAAACAGAACCAACAGATCTAGCAAATCTTCCAAGAGCGTCGTGATTGTGGTTATAATGGTATAATTCATTAATATCGCCAAGACACATTAACGATCCGTCGCTAGCATAATATTCTATATACATTTACTTTTTATACCTTTCTTTCAATTGTTTTCTAGTTGGATTTGCTTCGAGATATTCTCTTACTATTGCTGTGTTATCACTAGCTTTAACATCTCTCATAGCAACATCGCCATAACGCTCTACCATTTTATTTATTTTTCTGGCATCTCTATTATTACGCCGCTCTATTTTAGAAATCTTATATTCCCACTTGTCATTTCGTTTAGAATACTTAGCCACCTTAGCTCTGTATTTATTTTCTTTATTAAGACGTTTAACATCTCGTGAGCTAAGATTCTTACCTTTTAATTGTTTTCTATGAGCTTTTCTTGCTTTAACGGTTGCTTTATCTAATTTTCTCTGAAATTTTGCAGCTTTCTGTTTTCTTCTTTGAGCTAATTCTGTATTAAGTTTTCTGTTATATTTATCTATTTTTTTCTGGCGCTTATTAATCCTGGAATATCTAGCTGAAACTGAATCGGCCGCATCATTTTCAAAAGAACGCTTTATACTAGCCCCAGCAGATTTAGCAAATCGCCCAAGGCTATCATGATTGTGGTTATAATGTGCCAATTCATTATCTCCAAGAGTTCGAATCGAACCGTCACTACCTTGATAATATATATACATGTCTATCTAACAAACCTCATACAATATTTTCTTCCTGCATATAATTGTTTCGAATTCAAGTCATAAATCGGTTCGTCTCCGATTCTTTCTTGAAGTTTTTTAGCATATTTTTCCGCTTTACCTTTAGCCCCTTTTTTAAGCAAAAAACCATCGTATTTATATGAGTAATAATAACTTCTTTCAGATGGTAAAATATGATAGTTGTGATTCTTTTTTGTATAGTATTTATTCGCTTTTTTATCAAGCTTATATAATTTATTAAGTCCTCGTTTAGCTGCGCGAGTTCGTTTAGCTGCCGAGGACTTACTAAATCGCCCTAAAGAATCATGATTGTGATTGTAGTGTTTTAAAAAATCATCCATTTTGATTTACCGCATTTTTTCTAACATTGGGTTATATAAGCTGGTTTTTCCGGTTTTTTTATCAACACGTATCCCGCCACCTATATATAAATCCCCAGAGTTTTCGTCAAAAGCTTTCGGCACTGTGGAAACAACGAAACATTTTTCAAGTTCTGTAACTTTTATCACTTTTCTATCAGGCCTAAGATTTAGTGCTATTTTTATAGCTTCCTCTTTAGTCATACTATGCTCCTTTTAATATGTTAAATTATAGTAATTTTTTACTATCTCTTCCTCAGTCATAGCTCTAGGTGTCACTCGACTGTTATTCAAATCTAAATCCCAAGCATCGGCCGTATTTGGTTTTGCTCTTTTCTTTTTATTAGTATTCTGACAAATATTCTTTATCTCTGGTTTTAATTCCAAATTATCGGTTCTTGTGATTCTAGTAGCCGAACAAGATTTATACGCATTAAAATACTTTCCATCATCGCCACCAAAATTACCACGTCTATATTTAGTGGTATTATCCGATTGTCTAACAAGATCCTCCATAGAATATTCGATTTTGTTACCATGCCCTGATAATTGTGTATCTATAATATGAACTTTGCCTTTGCTATCCTTCTCCCACGCAACCGAATGACCGCCACCATCTTTCCATATAAACGATATATCTCCTCTACTCCCTGGAGGCATTTTTGCAAATTCTTTTTCCAAATTAGCTAATGCTTCTTTATCGTTTTTTGCAACTGGTAATCTGTTTATTTTAGCATTCTCATAAAATAAACCATATCGGGCATCAGTATTGTATTTTTCCCAATTCCAGCCAATACCGGATTCACCGTTAGATTCTACATCATATCCACGTCTACGAAGTTCATAAATAGCCGTGCATTCAGCACAATTATTTTCGTATCTATCGTCCCAATCATAAAAATCATGTTTTGGATTAACTTGTATAGCATCTTCTGCAGAAGAATAAGGCACTTCGGAATGATTTAGATCTTTCATGAACTTTGGTTCATTAGCCATATAATCTTTTTGTCGATTATAATTATTTATTTCATCTTGGGAATAGAAATAAACATATTTATCGCCTATTTTTATTCTTTTAAGATATTTATATTTTTTAGCTATCTTTTCCCTCTGTTTTTCTAACTTTTCTCGTTTCTTTTTTTCTTCTTCTTTCCGTTTTCTTTCTTTTTCTTCTTGTTTCCTTTTTCGTTCTTCTTTTATTTCTTCGATTTTATCTTCTATCCAATTCTTACCTTTCTTAACTGTATCTTTTATCTTTTCTTTTCCGCTATTCCATTTCTCGCTAGCTTTTTTTGCTAAACCATTTATTTTTTCCTTAAAACCGGTGTCTCTTGATTGGTTTTTAACTTTTATAGCGCTTAGTGTAAGATTTGAACTTTTACTTTTAGAACTAACTTTCTCAACGGCTTTTCTACCGCGCTGCTTAACTTCTGTATAAGACTTTGTGCCGACTTTCTTGATTTCTGACTTAGCCGTATTCCCGGCCTTTTTCAAATCTGCAGCTGGATCTGCTAAATAAGCTTTATACTCTGCCCAGGAATAAAAATACCGGTAGCCTTTTCCTACCGGTATCTTCTTCACATATTTCCAATGCTGAATATCATTCTTTCGATTATTCAGCAATTCATTTGCGTGATATCTACTCATTTTGATTTCTTCTTCATTTTTTGCTCTAGCTCATATATTTCCATTTCCATCACATCTCGAACATCATTGTCAGTAACGTTTTTTCTATCCTCTTTTAAAATTTTTAATTTTTGTGTATCTGGTTTTTTATCCCAATTATCGTATCGATCTTCAGATTTCTTTCCATGCGTTCTATCATATCTCTCTTTTTGTCTTGCCGTTTCATCAGTTTTAAACTGAGTATTTATTGTATTATTTTTGTAAAATATGCTGGTATCATACCAATATTCCGCGGTGTTTCGTATTATAAAATCTCTAACTCCAGGTTCATTTTTTATTTTTAAATCTTTGATCGTGGCATCGGCATATTGGCCAAGATATTTATCTGTTATTTCTCGTCTTATCTGATTATATTGTTCAAAAGCTTTTTCTTGCTTATCGCGTTTCTTTTGTAATTCGTCATATAACTTTTTATTTTTGTTATTTTTATATGAAAAGTCGATTTTATCAGATACTTTTTCGAATTCCATCGTAGCATTATCATACTTATTTTTTGCTTCGATGTATCTTTTATCATCCATTAATACTGCATTAACTTTTGAAGAAACCAAATCTCTTTTAATAGTTTTTCGGTTCTTATATTCATCAGCCTTACGCCTATCAGAGTTTAATTTTCTAATAGCTCTCCTGGAAACACCAGAGTTATTAGAAGCAAATCTCCCAAGAGCATCATGATTGTGATTATAGTGGATTAAATAACTCATATCATTCAAAAGCCTCCTTATTAGCCT